AAGCATGTCTTTCTCCTGTTTGTCTTTCTTGGCACAGGAGAGGACAAACGTCAAGTCAGTAGTGACATGTACTTCCGGGATTTGAACGAATGCGTATGGTACGCACAAACCTTACACAAACAAGGGAAAAAGGTGACGGCATACTGCCTACCTAAATTAGTTGATGAGAGTGTACGAGTTTACTGATGTTAGCCGAACTTGCTGCTGCAAATGCTGCCTTCGCTGTGATCAAGACAGCGGTGCAAAACGGCAAGGATATTGCCAGTGCTGGGACTGCGATTGCGAACTTTGTGGGTGCAAAGGAGGACCTGCAGCGTAGGGCAACTAAAAAGGGCAATAGTTCTGACTTAGAAGAGTTCATGGCTCTGGAACAGATACGGGAACAAGAAGAACAACTAAAACAGATTATGATATATGCCGGACGGCCCGGACTGTGGGGTGACTGGCAACGCTTCCAAGCAAAGGCACGGACAGCACGAAGAGAAGCAGAGATAGCAGCAGCGAAACGCCGTAAGAAAATTGTAGACTGGACCCTGATCATCACGATTTTATCCGCACTCTTGTCGGTACTTGTAGGTTTCGTTTTTTTGTTGTTACGTCACGAGGGTAAATTATAGTAGGAATGACAATGCACAAGTTAGCGATACAGGCATTACAGCACAAATATCAGGCGGAGATGGCAGATGCAGAGTTTGTATTCCAAGTTTACCTTGATCGTCCTGTTGGCATCGGTGAACATCCGGGTCTCTTGGAAGAGATGGATGCGGCACTTACGAAGTGGGGAGACGCCCAAGACAAACTAGCCGCACTGGCTACGCTTACAATGGAGATGGCAGATGCCGAAGAAGAAGAGCCAACGCTCTTTGACAGCGTGGACTAAGCAAAAGTGGCGCACCAAAAGTGGCAAGCCGTCCACACAAGGTCCGAAAGCTACCGGGGAAAGATATCTACCGGAAAAGGCTATCAAGGCGCTTTCCGCGAAAGAATACGCTGCTACGACTCGCGCGAAGCGTAAGGCCACGAAGAAGGGTAAACAGGTTGCTAGGCAACCGAAGAAGATAGCAAAGAAGACCCGCGCATATCGCAAGGTACGATAGATGACATTCTTAGAACTTATCAACGCTGTGTTACGAGAAATCAATGAAGTGGAAATTACCACAGTTTCTTCGACGCGCGGCATCCAGACCTCAGTCAAAGACTTTATCAACAAGGCACAGCGAGACATTATCAACTCCGAAGTTGAGTGGCCGTTTACTGTTGTTAATCAGTCTTTTACGACTACTGCGGGAACAGCAGAGTATTCCCGAGAGTCAGATGCAAAGACTGTCGACTATGATAGTTTTACTATACAAGAGTCCGCATCCACGGCGGAAAAACAACTGAAGTATCTGTCGTTCAACGAGTATCTGGAGCGGCGCAACGAAGCGGATACGAATCCGGACACAAGCGCACGAGCGCTACCCGAGTTCGTATACAAGACCCCGGATCAGAAGATCGGCCTGTCGCCCGTGCCTGATAAGGCCACATACACCGTACGATACTATTACTATCAGACCACGTCAGACTTGGCGAACAACACCGACGTGTCTGTCATACCCGAGCGCTTCCACGATGTCATCGTCAACCGCGCTCGTTACTACGTTCATATGCTTCGCTCTGATGTCCAATTTGCACAGCTTGCGTTGCGTGACTACAAGGAAGGACTGCTTCGCTTGCGTGTCGAACTGATCAACCGTAAGGATTACATGAGGGCCGTCTAATGCCAGATACTTCACTACTTAGTCCATTTGTTGTGAGGTTAGGCGGCGGCTTGGTGCTTGATAAGGATGCCTTTACCCTACCCCCCGGTGCAGCTACACAGTTGCAAAACTTTGAACCTGACATCAACGGCGGATATCGCCGCATCAACGGGTTCGCCAAGTTTAACTCGAACATCGTACCACAGACCAGCGCGTCCACTGAAAAGGTTCTTGGCGTACACATTTACAAAGATCAGGTTCTTGCTGCGCGCGGTGAAAAGGTATTCAAGGGTGGCGCAACCGGATCGTGGACAGAAATAGACACGGGCCGCACCAGCGCAGGACGATACAATTTCGTCAACTTCAACTTCAACGGCACGGATAAAGTTGTTTTTGTAGACGGTGCGAACCTTGCATCCGTCTTTGACAACAGCAGTATTACAGACGTAAGTGCCAGTGGCAGACCGGCAGACCCCAAGTTCGTAGAGGTGTTTCGGAGCCACGTGTTTTACGCAGGCATGTCTGCAAGCCCACAAGAACTTATTTTCAGTGTGCCGTTTGACGAGGATGATTTTACAGGCGGTAGCGGTGCAGGGTCAATCAAGGTTGACGGCATTATCAAGGGCATCAAAGTCTTTCGTGAAAGCCTCTTTGTTTTCTGCGAAGACTCTATCTTTAAGATCACAGGTTCGAGCCTGTCCGACTTTGCAGTTGTACCAGTCACACGTAAGATTGGTTGTGTAGACGGCTTCAGCATTCAGGAGATATCAGGTGATATCGTCTTTCTTGCACCAGACGGACTACGCACAGTTGCCGGTACGGAAAAGATTGGTGACGTTGAACTCGGCACTGTGTCGAAGCAGATACAGCCTCGACTAGACAACGTGTCTACGGAAAGGATGTCGTCGTTAGTTATACGAGGAAAGACGCAGTATCGCCTGTTTTTTCCGACGGACGCACAGGCAGCATCAGCGGCGCTTGGTATCATAGGGGTTATTAAGTCGGGCGTCGAAGGCGGTATAGGCTGGGAGTACGCTGATATTAAGGGCATCAAACCCGCCTGTTGTGCATCCGGATTTATCAGCGGAGTTGAGACGATTCTGCACGGTGGATATGACGGTTACATTCACAAACAAGAGTCGGGTAATACTTTTGACGGCACAAACATAAGCGCCATTTACCGCTCTCCCGACTACACGATGGGAGATGCGGGTATCCGCAAGTTGATGCAGCGCATCATCTGGAACTATGACAACGATGGCACAGTCAATTCTAAATTCCGTATTCGTTACGATTTTAATTCGGCGGATGTTCCACAGCCAGCAGAATATGACCTGACCACTGGATCGGCAATCGCACTCTACGGTTTAGCCGCATCGACATACGGCACTGCGGTGTACGGATCGTCAGGCACACCCCTCGTACGACAGAGTGTCGAGGGTGGAGGATTTACAGTAGCCGTGCGCTTGGATGATACAGCAGGATCACCTCCGATATCAGTCAAGGGCTATCAATTAGAATTTACTCCGGGAGGGAGGAGATAACACATGGCAGGTTACACTAGACAGTCGTCTTACTCTGACGGCGATACTATCACCGCCGCACACAGTAACAACGAATTCGATCAGGTTCTTGCTGCGTTCAACAACTCGACCGGTCACAAGCACGATGGCACGGCAGCAGAGGGTCCGGTCATCGGACTCATTGGTGATCCCGGAGTAACAACTCCCCTGAACAAAGTTGTAGTTGATAACACTAACAACCGCATCGGTGTATTTGTAGATGCGGGTGGCGCAGGCTCTACGGTCGAACAGATACGTTTTCAAGACGGTGCAATCGTGCCTGTCACAGACAATGACATCGATCTCGGCACAAGCTCCCTAGAATTCAAAGACCTGTACATCGACGGCACGGCTCACGTAGACGCAATTAACTTCAACGGCACTGCCATCACGGCTACTGCTGCCGAGTTGAACATCATGGATGGCGTTACGTCCACCACTGCAGAACTGAATATTCTTGACGGTGTAACCTCAACAGCAGCAGAATTAAATATTCTTGATGGCGTAACATCCACTACTGCTGAATTGAACATCCTCGACGGTGTAACATCTACTACTGCTGAATTGAACATCCTCGACGGTGTGACATCCACTGCTGCAGAACTCAACATCCTTGATGGCGTAACAGCCACAACAGCAGAACTCAACATCATGGATGGTGTTACGGCTACCACTGCTGAACTCAACATCATGGACGGTGTTACATCTACCACAGCAGAATTAAATATTATGGATGGTGTAACTGCTACGACAGCAGAGATAAACATCCTCGACGGAGACACATCTGCTACATCCACGACACTTGCAGATGCAGACCGTGTCATCGTCAACGACAACGGCACTATGAAGCAGGTTGCCCTGTCTGACTTCGAGACGTTCTTCGAGTCTGCACTCGACACGACATCGAACATCACTACCGTCGGCGCACTCGACTCCGGTTCTATCACGAGCGGATTCGGCAACATCGACAACGGCTCCTCGACGATTACGACTACAGGCTTGATTACTGGCGGATCGCTCGACATCGACGACGTTGTTATCAACGGCACCACTATAGGTCACACCGACGACACCGACCTGATGACGGTAGCGAACGGCGTGTTGACCGTAGCCGGTGAAGTGTCGATGACTACACTCGACATCGGGGGTACGAATGTTACGTCCACCGCTGCCGAACTCAACATCCTCGACGGGGTCACCTCGACTGCTGCAGAACTTAACATCCTTGACGGCGTGACATCGACTGCCGCCGAACTAAATATTCTCGACGGTGTAACATCTACAGCAGCGGAATTGAATATTCTTGACGGTGTAACTTCTACTACCGCAGAACTGAATATCCTCGACGGCGTTACTGCTACCACAGCAGAACTCAACTACAGCGACACGGGCGCGGCTGTAGGTACAGTCGTAGCCAGCAAGGTTGTGACTGTTGACGCAAACAAAGACGTATCTAGCTTCCGCAACATAACCCTGACGGGCGAACTCGACGCTGGATCACTCGACATCTCTGGCGATGCTGACATCGACGGAACCCTAGAGGCGGATGCCATCACAGTGAACGGCACCGCTCTCAACACAGTAATCGCCAACGAGGCGACAGCCCTTGCGATTGCACTCGGCTGACCTTGACAATCAACAATAAATAACGTATACTATATCCGAGAAGGGATAACAAATGGCTAACACATTCAAGGTAGTATCGCATGACGTTATGCCAGCATCTAGCGGTACGCCAGAAGACCTTTACACCTGCCCCGGCAGCACCACCACAATCATCTTGGGTATGGTGCTTGCAAACGTACATACCAGTCAAGTCACAACAAGTGTGAAGCTGGTCAGCACGACATCGGGCGGTGGGCGCACTGCAACCAACACGACTACGTTCCTGTTGAAAGATGCACCCCTTCCGGTGGGTTCGTCTCTCGAAATTCTTTCTGGCAACAAGGTGGTCCTTGAGGCAGGCGACAAAATTCAGATTGACTGTTCTGTTGCTGACAAGGCCAGCGTAACTATGAGCATCATGGAGATTACCTAATGCCGTATATTGGTGCAGGGACACAACGATTTAATACTGCGGATGGACTGACTGTCAGCGGCAATGCCTCTGTTAGTGGCACCACTGCACTCACGGGCAACGCAACGGCAGCGGGTAATCTTGATGTCACCGGAAACGTAGATGTTGACGGGACAACCACAGTTGACGGTCTAACCTCAAGCGCAGCACTAGATGTAACCACATCTACCCACGCAAACGCCTCTGTCTTTAAATCTACGGGCAATACACAAATTATGTTGCAGGATACTGACGCAAGCGCAGACGACCAGTTCTGGGGGCTTCAAGTCAGCGGCGGTGCCTTTAATATTTTGACCTGCGATGACGATAGGTCAGGTGGATTTGTTACGCCTCTAAC